GATTGCATTAGCAAGAATCTGCCCGGCTGCGTACGCTCTATCCGTTGCTTCGGCAAACCCTAAGAACTCTCGGGCAGTTGCAGTAAGAACGTCCAACAGACCACGAAGAGTTCCTGTTAGGCCGTCGTCGCCTACTGCCAAGACCGCCTCTTGCATGGTAGCAAGGAAGAACTTCCAAGAACCGCCAATGGTGTCTTCCAACAGAGCAGAGTTTTTACGAGAGACGCCTTCCATCTCTTCGTACTTGTCAACCATTTGATCGATCCAAGGAATCGATCCTGCCATGATCAAGGCTGCAGAAGCCTGACGACGGTTGAAGATGGTAATCGCGTCAGCTGCATTGAGACCTGCTGCATTCAGGTTCTCCATGACTTCGATAAGACCGATTGCCGCAACATCCGTCTGTTCCATCGAGAGACCCATTCTCTCGAAAACGTCGGAAGCCTCTTTAGTCGGCCCCAGAAGACTGGAGTACAGACCTCGCAAAGCGGTACCTGCGAAAGCTGATTGAATACCAGCGTTACCCAAAGCACCGATCGAAGCCGCTGTTTCCTCTAGTTCCGCACCCAAAGCACCCGCAATAGGGCCAACGAACTTTAGAGCATTGGCAAGCTGTTGAACACTCGTGTTACTGCTGTTTGCAGTACCAACGAGGGTATCTACAACCTTCTCAGTTTGAATAGCATCTAGGTCGAACTGGCGTAGAATGTTAGAAGCAATGTCAGCAGCTTGACCAAGACCAATCAGTCCGCCAATAGCTAAGTCCAGAGTCGCAGGCAGAGCTTCAATAGCTTCTGTTGCAGAAAAGCCTGCACGACTAAGATACAGAAGACCTTCGGCAGCTTCTGTTGCAGTAAAAAGAGTAGTTGCACCTAGTTGTCGTGCAACGTCATTGAACTCTTCAAAAGCCTTAGAGGTACGCGAAATGCCTGCGACACCTGCAAGAGCGCCCATCGCATCGTTGAAGTCAATAAGGATCTTAGAGACTTCTCGAACAACGTAAAGAGCAGTGAACCCTCGAAGAAGGCTTTGCAGACCTCGGTGGTTTTGAACAAATGCACCATTCAGTCTTCCAAGAACACTATGCTGTGTTTCAAAAACTGAGTTTGTCGTTGCAACAGACGTAGCTATCGCAGCGTTGGAAGCGACAACTTGTTGAGCACCAGAAGTATACCTCTGTGCGTTTAGGATTGCGGAGACGGTTGGCATTTAGAGTGCTCTAGATGGTTAGCGATAAACACAAACTGTTCTACATCCTTGATGCAGTAAAGCTCGGCAGTCTTGATTAGTTCACTTACTGGGATTGGTTCAGAACCTCTTCGATTGAAAGCTACTGAAAATGCTTCCAATAAGTAGTACTCATTGATTGTCAAGTGGGGCTTACGGTCTAGAGCAAGAGTAGGTAGACCTCTCTTTGCTCTAGACCGTAATAGACCTTCAAAACCCCTCCATTCCTCGACCCAATGGAGGTAGTCTATCAGTTTTTTACCGTTTTCTTGGTGGACTCAGTACGGTAGTGTGTCAAGTTTGAAGACTTACGAACAATGAAGTTCATAAGATCCTCACTAAGCGGGTCCGAGATCAAAGAGTAGACGTTTTCTGGAGTACACTCCAGCGGGTTGCCTTCTTCATCCTCAATACCTCGCCAATCCAGAACCAGAGCTTCTGCAACTGCATGAACAGAGATAGTATGGATTTGACTTTCCGTCAACTTTGCTTCACCAGGAAAATGCTTTTCTTGCATTTCTGCAAGTTTCGCTCGGTAGTGCGGGGCAGACATGCACGACAACGTAATGAAGAAATCCTCCATGTAGTTGAACTCGACACCGTTGTCGTACTTGTCTTTATCTAACTTTACTGAACTGAGTTTTACCATTTTTGAAAAGGGGGGGTTACACGGCATCCCAGCGAGTGATACGACAGGTGATCCCTTCCGTGGGATCAAGGGTCGCAACCCAGGACATAGCCGCCATGATGTCGGTGTCAACACCGCCTGCCACACGTCGGCCTGCGGTATACTTGGTGTTCGGGAACTCGATAACGTAGTAGTTTCCGTCCGTATCTTGCACCGGGATAGACAAGTTAGCCACGGTTTCTGCAAGGAACTTATTCATGATCGAGGAGGACGCGTAGTACGCAGAGTGCGTTCCCGTGACTTCCAGTCGACCACTTTTGAAGAGCTCAACTTCTTGTTGACCAACAATACGGCGCGTACGGATCTTGTTGTCGATTGTGAAGCTCAACTCCGTAACGTCATACGCACTATAGGTCTCCAAGATTTGCAGAACGTCTTGGGAACAAGAGAACTCAGGGTCAGTGCCGGCAGCGGTGGGTGACGCATCAAAAGAGGAGGTTTCACTGCTTTCATCTGCGTACTTGACTCCAAAAGTCAACTGAATAAAGTTGTCCGCTGCAAGCTTCACTCCCAAACTGGAGAGCACCGCACCCGTCATAAGTTGAAACGAGTTAGTAAGATCAGTGTTTTCTCGCTCAATCGTGTAGGAGTCTTGGGTAACCCCGTTGACGATTTGCTGGCCCATCTGCATGTTGACACCGGAAGCCGGAGAGCCCACATCCGCAATAGAACCTCGAACCGTAAGGGTCGTGGTGCCGACAGCAGCGATTTTGAACACGTGGTTGTTCGCAACGTTCGCACCAGTCCAACCGTCCATTCGGATCCATTGGTTGACAAGGAACCCGTCACTGATGAAATTACCGGTGCTTCGCGTGATAACGCTACTGGCTACCGTCAAGGTTGGAGTGCCCGACATGTCCGCTTCAGTACTCCAACCGGAGCTTTGAAGAACAGACGCCAACATTTCGTCGTACGTACCGTAAGACAAAATACCTTGAATATCACCAGAGCCTTCTTGACCCATTTTACGGTGAGAGGCTACTTGGCGGTCAGCTCGGATTTCCGGACTGGCAGAGAAAGAGGAGTCGAGTCCTAAGGACTCTTGGGAGAAGCGGAGAACTTTTGCAGCTCCCGCAACAGGAGCCGTGTTGAACGTGGACTCCTTTTCGATGATGAGTTGTGTTTGGACTGCGTTAGACATTTGATTCCATTACGTAGAAAGGACAAAGGATGAGGACTTGATACCACTTTTTGTTATTCTCAAATCCAACAATCTCTCTACGTGGCGTAGTGAAACGCACTGGAGAGACAGTTACTTGACGAAAGGCTAGTTTTACTGTTTCGGCTACCTCAAGGATTCTCTCAGTACCGGTTTGCTCTTTAGCAAAAAGGGAGATGCAAAGGATGCCGTCTGTACGAAAGCGGGTGGCCCCGATTTCTACGGTCTTCGCAGTCACCTCTTTTACTGTTACAGTACCATAGATAGCCAAAGCCGAGTTATCAACTTTAGGACCGTTAGGATACTGAATCTCAATAGATTCTGCAAGGGCTACTTCTGAGGCAACTCTTTGCAGGATTGTGCTGTCAATCTCGGAATACGACATTTTCTACTGATGCAACTGCCCGAGTGAGCATTAGTTGGGGAAAGTTCGTAGGGCTGCCGAATTCCACATACGACGCGTATGAGGTAGGGTTGACAATCTGAAATGTATCAGAGATCACACTAAACTTTGCAGTCTCTCTAGCAATAGTATCAGTCTTTACACCGTCACTTTCTTCGGCAATCTCACCAAGGCCGATCAGAACTTGCCATTCATTAGCTAAGTGACCAGTTCGTTGCGGGGTGTTCAGAAAAGCTTCAGTAAAGATAGCTGTACCAATCTCTGTCAGGAACTCGACACGATTTACCGTATCAAGATCATTTGAGAACTTTGTCAGATCATTAAGAAAAAGATTAGTTCCGATTAGCATACAGAGAGTTCGTAAGCTACAACAGTGTTGTTGAAAGAATGTTTCGTCACTTTGGAAATAGTGTATACTGTCGAGTCCAAAGTGAATTCCATGCCGATAATAGGGTCAAACCCGTCTGTAGGTGCAGCCACAATATATGACTCTTCTACTAAGGTAGACTCCATTCCTTCAACATAGAGTTTGCGGTTGAGGAGAGGGGAGCACAAGACATCTAAACTTGTTGCTCCAGAGATCGTGACACCTAATGAAGCGGGGTCATAAGTCTCTGTCTGTACGGAGAAGGAAACAGTGACCCCCACTTCCGTGAGGGCACTGATCACCTCCAGTATGATGTCAGAAGCACTCATCCCCTTACGATTCGGTTAGAAGAAAGAGTAAGAGGTTTCAAAAGAACGTCAATCTTAGGGAAAACAGGAGCGGAGGACTGACCTCCGCTCCATTCTTTGGAGACAGTTATTGGACCAACTTTCGTAGTCGTGATTTTGAGGCCAACACTAGACGCTGTGGGATTCACGAACAAAGAGCCCGTGACAGCTTCTTTAGTTGCCTCGCAACAAGCCGCTTGTAGTTTATATGGCAGTTCTGTGGAACTCAAGAGTGTTCCGTCAACTGTCACCTCAGCCCGAGGCCAAGACAATGCTTGGGTCAGTGGAACAGATTTCTTACCTTTCCAGTTGAACGTCAAGTCGATAAACTGGGTGCCCGTTCTCAGTTTATCTTCTTTCTGTTCTGTAGAAAATCCACTCCATCCGGTAGGTGCGCCGTAATCCTCAAAATACTGTTCTGCAAAAGCGACAGAACAGAAAGAGTTGGCGTCCTCTAGACCGGAACCATCCTCGACTACAAAAGAGGCCGTCAACTGCTACTCCTCCTCAGAGTCTTCAGAGTCTTCGTCTTCAGACAAGATCGTCATACCAAGGTCGCTGTTGGGTCGGGTAGAGTGGTAGCCGCGCTGGCTCCATTTACCTTGATCTTCAACATTCACAACAACCTCGCCAGCAGGGCCGTACATCGTCATAGTACGACGTTCGTAAGGATTATGCATCAGCCAGCCACCCGACACGCCAAACGCGCATCAACAAGTTTGGAACCGTAAAGGACATCGAACTCCCAGACATCTTGCTTGTGCTGACGGCTCAGCTCCAAACGGAAGGCCACTTGGCAAACGGGGTCCACAACAACGAGTTCTCGATTGCCGTTGACAAACGAGGACTGCAAACGGCGGGAAGCAAAGCCAAACGCCATCGGGTGATAAGCAAGGTTGACAACGTGCGAAGCCTTTTTGGTGATCGCAGCGTTGTTAGCCCAAGCAACTTTCGCAGCAGGGGCGAAACTCAAAGTGCCGGAGGCAACGTTCGCCACAGCCGCAGTAACGACGTAGGTTTGCGAGTCACCAGCAACGGTGAAGATATCACCAACAACAAGCGTGCCAGTGCCGCCGTCAACAGGGACAGAGGTGTCACCAATGGTTACACTGGCATTGTTGACCAACGTACCCGAAGCCGTGCCCGCCGTGTGGGTCGGGACTGCTTCATCGAACATCCAGTCCATACCCAACTTGCGGCCGATTTCACCTTCAAGTTTGGTGATGTTGGTACCAGCTTTGTCAACGTCTTGGAAACCAGGAAGGTTCAAGGCCGCTTCTTCTGCAAGGCCACCAACGAGCATTTTACGACCGGTTTTCGGGCACAACTGATCCGTCAAGATACGGCGAGCTTCAAGAGCTTCACTCGTATCCGTAAGGAACGGGGTCGTGGCAGCTACGCCAGCGTAGCCGTAGATGCCCGTATAGTTGGACATAACGTGCGAGTTGATTTCGTCAGCCAAAGCAGCGATGCCGGACTCAAAAGCCATCGGCAAGAACTGCTTACGGGTGTCGATTTCTTTGAACTCCTTGTCCGTCAAACGAAGCGGGTCTGTTTGGCGCCATTGATCCAAGATAAGTTGGATTTTGGTCGGAGTGTAGTCAACCGCGGTAGGCGGAGTTGCAGCCGGAGCAACTGCTCGGGTCGCAACCTCAACCGGAACCTCGATATCAATCGTGGAACCCTTCTGTGCAGCATCCTTGCTGTAGTCAGAGTTCACGTTTCGAGACAAAGTGCATCGCTTGCGTAAAACAAGCAAAGCATTTGCCATGATTTTCGGCATGATTGCCGTAAAGTCGTGTGTCATCGTTTCATGGGTGTGTGTTTTGTTTAGAAAAAGGCATCCCGCCTAAAAAGTTTGGCATCCCGCCGTTTGTAGCATCCCGCTACATTTTCATTGTCATCGTGCCGGAAGCAATCGCTTCAGCGTTGTTGACAAGTGAGTCACTGTCGTAATCGATGGTGCTGCTCCCACCCGTACCATCCGGTGGAGTAGTGCCTCCACCTTTGTTCTTGTTGCCAGGGAAGGCTCCGGCGAACTCCGGATTTTCTTTGAAAGACAAGACAAACTCCTCGATATCCATCGGATGGCTCGCGTTCTCTTTACGAGTGATACGCTCAGAACCATCTGCGTTCATAACTCGAACTTGGAACTCGTTGTTTGCCTCAATCATGGAGAGTTGCGAAACCACATGAGGAAGAAGCAACGTCGTACTGGCTCCGACTTTAGAAAGGGCCGCCCGAGCTGCATCTTGAACTTTGGTCTTGTGCAAGTTTGAGTGGAGGCTCTTGATACGCTCATCTTTGCCTGCAAGCTCGGTTTTGTACTTCGTTTCGACTTCTTTCAACTGAGCTTCAGTAGTAGAAGTGTGCTTACCCTTGTTGGTCTTGAGTTCTTTGTACTCTTCGACATCAATGCCTTCAAACGTCTTCAACTGACTTTCTAGCGTTTTACGCTCCGCACGAGTCGCCTCAAGTGCAGAACGAAGTCCACTCGTGTCTTCAAGAACGCGACCATCCGTGCTCTCAACTTTGAGTTGGAACTTTTCGTCGTACTCGGCTTGGAATTCGGGGGAGAGGGCATCGAATTCCTCTTTTGTGATTTTGCTTTTCATACTCTTAGGTATTGCAGATTTAGGCTGTCAAGGACTGAAGTGTTACTTATACTTGCAGCACTGAACTGCAAGGACAGGTTCAGATCCCAAGTCCCACTGAGATCTACACCTGTTGAAAGGTTCTTTACTGGACGAAGCGGAGTGGACCCATAGAATCCAGAGATGAGGGCCACCCAAACATCGCAAGAACTACGGTCTGAAGCGTTCCTAAGAACTATTTCAAATGAAAGGTGGAAGACTTCAGTAGACCCAGAGCCTAAGGTGACAGCTCCTAGCTCTAGCACCTCCGTGCCACCTAACAAAAGTCGCCACGTTCCGGTAGGGCTCGCCCCATTATTCCCGATAGTACCGGTCGCATTTACTCTAAGGATATCTCCAGTTGCGCCACGGTCTACACTTACTGATCTATTGTATTCTGTCTCTGAAGAAGTGTTTTCGATTCTGTCTGAAGAAGAGGTGATACTCAGCATCAAAGAGCTTTCGAAAATACTCACTGGGTTGCCGTTCAGAACCGAAAGGGTTTGTCCTTCAGCTAAGAAGACTCGATTGGCTTTACTCAGTACGGGTATCTGCCCGTCTAAGAAAAGCTCAAGCTTCGGGCGGTACTGTACGTGATTCATTCTTTAGCTCTTGCAGAAGTACGTCAATGTCTACTTCTTCGCTGACCAGGCCTCGTCTACGGATCTCCGTAAGAAGAAGCTTAGTAGTGATAGTGCCCTTTTCCCAAAGATCAGTCAAAGCCAGAATTTCATCTCTGTTGAACTCAACATCGATAGTAAGGTCATCATAGATATTGACTTTAGATTCTTTGTTGCTGAGTCCCATCCATTCTTCAGCCATATGGAGAGCCCCAATAAGCCCTCGCTCTAGCTTACGAATCCATGACTCAAGTTGACACCGACTTTTGTCTGCGTTTTGCCGTCTTTCGTACGCAGTAGTGCTCCCAGACTTCGTTACCAAAGGTTGGAGACCTAAGACCTCCATTTCATCCTTCAGATCTTTAAGATCTTGTCGCCCCGCTCCGATTGCAGCACCTGAGTGCTCCGCATAGCCGATTTTAGCGTTAGGGTTAGTAGAGCTGAAGAAGTTACTAGGGCTGATTGTGATTTCTTTCTTGTCTTCCGCCGGAGTAAGGCCAAAAACATACAAGATCCCGACTCGTGCAACCCGTAAAATGTTTCGTTGGTCTGAAGAAGAACGATAATGAGTGAGATTCAACCATGCCAACTCTTCAAGTGGGCTGACAGAAGTTTGAAAACCCGTTTGTTTCGAGTAAACCGTCACCATCGGGATTCGCCCAAAAGAGTGCTTTACTTCACTCTGTAAGACAAACCCTCCATCCTCTTCCTTTTTGTAAGTTCGAACTACTTCCGGAGTCCACTCATAGACTCGTGTGGTTTCTTGCTGATTGAAGTTAGCGTCTTCTTCCAAAGTTGTGGAAAAATATCGGAAACTCGTAACGGTCTTTATGTCTCCGATCATACTCTCTTTCCATCCGAGAATATTACGCGGAGGAATTCGAATAAAATAAGGACGGATGCCGTCTTTCAGGTCATCTGCAAGGGTTCTGCCTTCACCTTCTACTGTGGGAAAGTCTACAATGATCCGAGTTTGACCATAGACCCCTAAATCCTCCACTGCCTTTTCAGCAAAAGAGTCTAAAGAGGTTCCCTGGAGGTCACAATTGATACGAAAAGACTCTAGCTGTGTAGGGAGCGTAAGAGTCATCCCTTTTCTGAAAGGACGGTTAGATAACTTTTGAACAGTGTCAGAGAACGCAGGGAATAGAACTGAGTTCGCTAATCGGACAACGTAGGACAGGTCTTCTTCACCCGGCATCTGGGGAAGGTATATTCTGCCTGCATCTTGCATAGCTCGGGTGCCTCCCATCAAAGTGAAAGGGAGGTCCCAAGATGCTTGCAGCTGCTGAACAGCTAGGGTTTTAGTGTCTACGGCCATACGACCTTAGTGCCTGCGAGTCCGACTTTCAAAGTGCAGTCTGCAAAACTGGAAGCGATCGGTACCACAAAGATCCCAACCTCGATTCCTCGACCACCAAGAGGAAGGTCATCTGCCACGTTGGCGCCTCCGATACCGATAGAACCGGTGAGGGAAGTTGCGCCGAGGGCAACGGACCACGCTGTCGTGTTTTGACGCATCAAGACATACTCGTCTGTACCATCAATGCGGACTTTCATCCCCAAAGTACATTGAGTCATCCCAGCACCAGAAACGTAGTCGAACCAGATAGAAGTGGGGCGAAAATCGGTGATAGAGATCCAGTCTCCGATTTGTTTTTCAACTGTCGTAGCGGGAAAATCCGCTGCTACCCACTCATCGGCTAGAACAACGGCAGCGTTTCGCCCTTTATAAGCGATAACACCGGATTCGAGATTAGACGTCATTGTGTTTCTCCTTTTTGACTAAAGTGATCAAAATCGCACCGATGAGACAGATACCTGCAAGGATGTCTCCATTTTCAATCGGAGCTACGGCAAAGGTACTCGCACCGGCGAGTAGCGCAACTGCGATTCCGAGTTTAGTTTTGGTTTCCAATTTGAATTGTCTTGGTTTGGTCTCGCGGATCTACAACTACGAAATCTGGGTTACGCAGCTTGGTTTGCAGAGCTTGGATGATCTCATCCTGCCGTGTCCATCTGTCTTTCACACCGTTTTCTAGAATTTTGATCCGGTTGTCTGTCTGAACTCGATCATAGATCACACTTGCTGTTGCGCAGATGATCGCCAGAGTAGCCGCATAGATAAGCGGTAAAGGAACTACGATTTTGCTAGCATCTGTAACTTCCTCTTGGTTCATTTTTGTTGGCATTCAAAGACCTCTTTGAGTGCTTTCGAAGAGTAGAGAAAGACCGCTTTCTGAGCAGGAGACAGGGACTCGTCCATGCTGACTAACTCGTCATGCATCGCCAGCATATCGCACATCTCTGGGAGATCCATGGCTGTGAAAACCTCTTGTTCAGGAAGTTCGTAGAATGGAGCACCGTAAGTCTCCAAACGACCCATGACCGAGAGGAAAGAAACGTCGATGTCTTGAGTATCAATCTCTGAAGGATTGATGCATCCGACTACAAGGAATAGACTAAGGAATAACGATTTCATGAATGACAGAGGTTAGGAGTTTGAGAAATAGGGACCGCTCAGCCTTCCCAAGTTTGTTTTCTTGGGCCTCAAGGAGCGTTTCTGCTACTCCTGCAAGTTCATGGAGAAGAACCTTTTGGATATCAGGGTCCGGCTCGTATGCGACCAAAGTAGCAAGATCGTTCATCTCAATGAGGAACTGTTTGCCATTCTTAGTTTGCTCATCGACGACTTGCTTAGCCATCGTTTCTACGATTTTTCTAATATCCACGACGTGTCCGGATTTGGAGGGTTTGCAGAGGGTATCTTTCGGCAGTGAAGTAGCCGACACCATCTGACATGTGAGTTAGTTCTGGATTCGAACGCTTATCGATGCGACCATCCGTAGTACATTGAACCATACGCAAGTCTTTATGTAAGTACTCGCATTTGGGGTCTATAATAAGGTGGACTTTACCGTCGGCAGTTTTGAGTCGAGCGTTGAGAGTGTTTACACGAGTCTTTTCTAGAGGGTTTGAGCTAGGAACCCGAGAGATAAGCCGGTCCCCAAATACAGGGCCGAGGATATTCTCGATGATAGTCCAGTCTGAACCTTCCAGAGCAGAAGTTTTTCTAGCACCACCCGTCGCGTCGCCCCAGAGCTGGACGAGACCTTGATGGGAGCCATAAGCCTCTAAAAATGCGTTACACATGATTTTGGTGTTACTAACTCCGATATGGAATTCGTCAATAACACCATCCTTACCATCAGGTTGTGCCTGAATCACTGAGGACGTGCCGGGTTCGACGTTGAAGTCGTGGCACCACTCGATTGTATCGTAAGGATTGTAGACGGTTTTCTGTTTGTGAAGCTCAGGGTCATACGCGTAGTAGCAGCGACCACCCTTCTTGATAAATGTTGCTCGATACTCTTGGTTATAAGACTTCTCATCCATCCGCGCTTTTGCAGCTGCGATAACTTTCGGATCGAGAATGTCCTCACTGTACCAAGTGAACCCTGCCCAGTCCTCCCAGGTCGGGTCCGAACTGCAAGCGTGGTTGAAAAGCTCCTCGTAGTCGTTGATACCCTGCCAGTCTGGAACTCCAATAAAGTATGCCCAGCCTTCTCGGTCGACAGTATCCAAACCTGGACCTAAGTGGAGATCGAAGATCCCTGGTCGCATGTTCGCATACTCGTCAAGGATGGCCCCATCAATGATGAAGCCCTCAACGCGCTCTGGCTTGTCCATGCCCAGAACTTGAATCCTAGCTCCGTTGTAAAGATCGATTGCGAGTTCCCCTTCGAGAACCCTGACTACAGCGTTCTTCGGCATCATCTTCTTGAGAGTGCGCCAGAAAATTCGCTTAGCCTGACTGTGAGTAGGAGCGGTACAAAGAAAGTAGCCGTCCGTCGCTTTGTTGAAACTGCAAGCCGCCTTGATCAGCTTCCGGATAGCGATCTCCGTTTTACCTGATCGCCGCCCCGCCGGAACTACTGCATATCGCCCTTTGTAGTTCCAGAAGGCATTCTGTACTGCGTGATACTTAAGAGTTGGCCACACTGTCGTCCATTTCCCGCAGCATGTTGATTGCTTGATCCGCGTCCATCGCTGCACCTCGCTTCGGCAAGCGAATAGTTTTGAACTCGTTCTTGAGTTCTGCAAGGAGGTCCTCTTCGACGCCCAATCTTTGCAGAATAGTCAAAACCTGATTGATGACGTACTGGACATCCTCTAGGCCGACAACCGACTCACTGCGATACCGGATCATTGCAGACTTCGCCACAATCTCCGACACGTTGTTGATCGCCTCCCAGCAGTTCTCTAGGATCCGAGGCTTGACCCCAGATTCCTCTAGATTTTTTGAGGTCTTCTCGTCATGCTCTTTTAAGAACACCGCGGAGAAGTTCTTCAAGCTTTGAGTCGCTAGCATTCGCGCGATATCCACTTCTTGCGCGATGGAGTTCCGCTCGTCCGGATCCATACCTGCAATCTCTTCCAGAGCAGTAGAGAGCGCCTTACCAGCGTGTTTCGAGTAGTAGCTCAAATGTTTAGTGTTAGAAAGAGGTTGTCTGCCACCATGCGATTTGCAATAGTTGCGACCGCGCATTGCCCATTGGCGACACTGTTGAGGAGGATGTTTTCTTCGTTTAGCCGCTTGACATCTTCGAGGGTGTCCATCCGGCGCAATTCCGTACCCGTATCCGCCTGTCATAGTCGGATCTATTGGCCATCCCCAGTCTTTTGCCATGCTTTCAATTGTAGCACCGAAAATCGGAGATTGCAAGGGGGTAAATGTTCCTAAACAGTAGGGCCACTCTTTCGGTGATCTTTGGTCTGTGATCTGCGGTCTTTGATCTGCGGTTGATGGATTGTAGAATGTGGATTCGGCTGTGATAGGGCCGTTTGTAAAACTTGTGTAAAAATGGGGTAACCCCCCCGATTTTACAAAAGATTTACATTGTAAAACTTTTACACAAGACTTACACAAGTTTTACA